GTTCCGCATCCGTGCCGTATCGGGCGCGGAATTGGCGCGTGTGTCGGTGGAACGATGGCCCGTGCGTGGCGAGACATTCGGCCTCGGTGCAGTACGGCCACGGAATGGCGCGGTGATGCCACTGGCATAGCGGCACGGTGGCGTCATGGCCGATGCGCTTATTGCCGGAAAGGAAGTGATGTATCTCAGCCTGCACAACGTAGCCCACGCCATCCAGACGGCAAGCGATGCAGCCCAATTCGTGCAGGCGGGCGAAGCGGGCGGCCTGGGACTTCGTGGGCGTGGTGGTGCTGTGTTTCATGCTGCGCCCCATTGCGCGGCCATAGCATCGGCAATACCTGGAAACGTGGCCGACCTCAGTTTCCAGCGGTCAGGACCTGGCGGCATCCGATGCACTCGCGCCTCGCGGCCATCGACAATGTTTGTCGGCACCAGCGGCGGCAGGTTTTTCAGCCATAGGCATGTGGCCTTAGTCTCGCCATGCCCAAACTGCCAAGGCTGGATAATCTGGTCGGGCTTGCGCCAGAGCGTGGACATAATGCAAACCGGGTTTTCGATGGCCCAGCGCGTAATCGGTGCGCGGGCCAAGTCCATGAAAAACCGCACCGCCTCCTGTTGCCTGCCATCGGCGCGCTTGGCGGCAAAATGGCGAGCGCCGGAAACCGACAAGTGCGTGCATGGTGGATGGGCAATCATCAAGTCCCAGCCGTCCGAAATAATGTCGAACACATCGCCCTGGTAATGCGGCCCCGGCTTGTCCGATGGCAGTAGGTCGCACGAAAGCGCTTCATGGCCTGCACGCAAGAACGCATCGCGCACCGCGCCGGAATATTCGCAAGCGACCAGGACCCTCACAGCCCCACCGCCAGCCCAATCGCAAGGCCCATGAACAGGCCGCACGTTCCGGCTATCAGCGCAATGTCCCAGCGGTAGCGCACGGGGCAGGCGTCATCGTAGTCATTCATTGCACACGCTCCACCGGCCCCGACCAGTTGAACGGCTCGCCCGCCGAGTTCGTGGCGAAGCAATACATTCCGTCCATGTGGTCGAATACAAATATTTCATCGCAGCCCGACACGCGGAACTTGTCGCCGCGCTTCAATTCCCAAACATTGACCTCAATCATGTGCAGCCTCCTTCGCTTCGTTCGCTGTCTCGTACAGCCCAAGCCGCTCGCCGTTGCGTAGCAGCCGATAGCGCCATCCGTGCGCCGTGTTGTATTTCGTAACGCGCCACTCGCCGGATGTTTGCGAATAGCTGCCGTCTGGTGTCCATTTCACTTGCCGGACTGCCATGCCTCCGAAAACTCTTTATCTGCGAACAGGTCAGCAAGTCCGGTTATTTGCTTGAGCCGCAACAATTCGTCCCTGTCCATGCCAACGTGTTTCAGAATCCATGCGTCCGACATTCCAGAGCGCGTCAGTTCCGCGACGATGTTCGACATAAGTTCGATGGAGTGCGAGCCGCGCGCCCGGTTATGGCGAATCGTGGAAGCCATGCGGTTTGATTCGTCTTTGTCGATAACGACAACCGGCAGCTTCCCGCCTTCGCGCTCGTAAATCCTGGCGCTCGTTTTCAGCGTGGTGTAGCGGTGATAGCCGTCAACGATTTCGTAAATATCTTCGTCCGGCAGGTAGTAGCAAACGACCGGCATCGTGTAGCCGTCTTCCCAAATCGACGTTTCCAGCAACGCCATTTCAGGCGGCGCTACCGCGTTAGGGTTGTAAGCGTTGGCCCTAATTTTCTCGACAGGGACGGCTATAACGTTATAGACAGGGCTGGTCATTTTGATTCCTTCACCATGTAGGAAATGCCGTTAGGCTTGATTGACTTCTCCATAAACCCGAACCGCTGGAAAAGTCCGCGTGAATAGTTTGTTGCGAACGCCGTGTAACGGATGCCGGGATAAACCAAGTGCTGCAATAGAGCCGCGCCATAACCGCGCCCGCGAAAGTGTTTTCGCACCATCAGGCTTTTTATGCGGGTGGACTCGCCCATGCGAAAGGCGGAGGCAATCCCGACAATCTCGCCGTTATGAAAGCAGGCAAAGAATTTTCCATTTAAAGAAAAGGCCACTTGCTCGCCCTTAAGTCGGAACTGGCGATAAAACCGCTGTGCCTGTTCGGCGCTAATTTCTTCGACGTTATGGCTTGATTCGGGCTGCATACTTGGTCTCCGCTGTCTGTCGCTTCTGAATTTCCGTTTTGTTCTGGGCAAACCCCATGTACTTGCATAGGTGGTCGTTTTTCATAATGCAAATGCACATTCGCTTGTATGTTGGGATGCGCTTGAAGTCTTCCACGGTCGTGTCGTCCAAGTAGTCATCAAACCGAATGACCTCCTTATCCTTCGCCCCCCGATTGTTGGTCGTTCGCGTGCGGATTAACGGAGCACCCTCGGCCTCTAACTGTTGAATAGTGGTAGCGTCAACTGCCCCTCCGGCCTTACTCCAAGAGTCCTTGGACGCCTGCAACTTTTTTTGATAATTCTCCGCAGCTTCAGCGGGCAGCGTTGTTAGCAGGAATTCCATGTAGGACTTCCATGTATGTCCAGGCGGCAGCTTGATTGACTTCCATCCCATTGCCGTCGTGCCGCCGTACAAGCCCGCAAAGTTCACGCCGTTAACTCGCCCAATCATCTTTCCCCAATTCGCAGGGTCGATAACCTTGTAAAGTTTCAGTGACTCCATTGCCGAGTTATTGAACGGGCTTGCAACTCGCATCTGGTCAACGGACAGGCCAGCCTTCCAGAAAAGGTCGTATAGCTTGTTGTAATCCCAGCCCTGTCGTTGGTTAGCTACCCAGATATCGTCGGTTTTCCAGTCATAGACCGGATAGGCGTTGTAGACATCCTTTGCCATTTCCAGCGTCCATTCGTGGCCTTCGTACTTGTTTTGATTCTTGTCGCTGTGAATGGCACGCCAGCGATTCAGGGATTCATCGGTACGGATGCCGACAAGGCAAGCGGTTTTCTTGGCCTTGTTTCTTTTGTGCAGCCAAGTCGAAAATCGCTGCTGTAATTCATAGTCCCACATCCCTTTTGTGAACCAAGGGAATTCGTGATTGGCTTCGGTGATGCCGTTAGCCGGAAGCTGGCGAACCCAAAGGTCTTTTTTGTCGGTGTCCCACGGAATCCAATACGAATCGCTCATTGACGTAGAGCATTGCGCTGCAATCGGCAGGCAGATGCGGTACACATCCAGAATGTCGGCGTTCTTGGCAAGCTCAGAATCCACATAATCCGTGGTCATCTGGTATTGCGCTTCGTAGTCGATATGGAACACGCCAAGCCGGCGCTCGGGATGATTGGCGCGAAGGTAGTCAATGGCGAGATTCAGCAATACGCCCGAATCCTTGCCGCCACTGAATGACACATACACGTTGTCGAAGTTATCGAAAACGGTCTTTAGCCTTGCCTGTGCCGCCTCAAATACGTTCATTTTTTCCTAGCCTCAATTTCGATTCGTTTCAGCGTCATGTAGGCCCGCGTTTTAGGCCGCACATAGCCCAGCGTGGTAAGCGCCAGGTCGTTGCGCATTATCGCTTTGCAAATCAGCCGATAGGACGGGACTTTGTTCAAGGCTTCCAGCCGGCTCGGGGCTTCGTCCGGTATCCCATTGGAATATCCCTTGCGCTCCCATTCCCGCACATACGCTAGAATTTTCCGCTTCATGCCGTTCCGTCCATAGGTCGATGGCTTGCTGTGCCTTTGCGTTGGCGGCGTCCTGCTGCTCTTGCGAAAGCCGGCCCCATGCCATACGCGTGATGTGTTCTGGACAACCAATGGCGAGCGTTGTCGCCGCATGACCAACCCATGCCTTCCGGTTAATGTTTTCGTCGGTCAAGTTGTGTTCGCAGGACAGCGGCCACTCCACGATGACGCGAAGCATTGCAGCGCCATAAGTCTCGGCATCGCCAGTGAAGGCGATAGCCCGCTCTAGGTGCGCCATGACTTCGGACGCCGGCACGTTGGCCCACATGCCAGCCGGCACTTCCTCCCAGCGCGTGAACGGGTGATAGATTCGCTTCAGGCGGCCCTCGCGTATGCGTCCCGCGCTGCCCGCACGATGGCGTGAGCGCGATAGACGCCAAGCCGGTACTTGGCCCGAACGTCACGGACTAGCAGCATCGTGGACAACGACAGGATTGCCGGATGCGTCAGGAGTTCTTGGGCGATTGTTTTGTCGGTCATGCGAATTGCCTCCAATGTTCGGCAGCCTTGCGCGCCGCTTCCTCGGCTGACTCCAATTCCTCGGCAGGCTTGACGGGCGACGCGCCCAGCGGGTTGCAGACGGGTTCGGGCTTGCGTCCAGCCAATGGCCCAGCGGCAGCCGCGTCCTGCCGCCTGCCCCGCGCCGCGCTGTCCAAATATTTCAGCGGCTTGCCCGGATGGGTCGCCAGAACGTCAAGCAATTCCTCGACGGCCAAGCCATCGGCAAGCGCCTTGGTCAGCACCGGATGGCGGGCGCTGGCGTCTGGACACCCTGCGGCCCGTAGCTTCGTGCTGGCCGCCACAAGGGCGACAGCGTTGCCGGAAGCGGCGGCGATGGCTTCGGGGCTGTGGCCCTCAAAGGTCGGCGCGGGCACCGCTCCTGCTTGGTTTTGATCTAGTCTGGTGTCTGGTGTCTGGCTAGGTTCACGGTTCGTGCACGAATCGTTGAACGTGTCGTGCACGATTCGTGCATCGTTCGTTGCCTTCCTTTTGGCTTCCCGTGCCTCGGCAATGGCACGATTCGTGGCGGCCTGTTGATTGGCCTTGGCGATTTCCTCGCCAACCCGCTTCTGCGTGTAGCCGTCAGCCGACAGGGTAAAGAACTCGCCCAGCACAAAGGACACGTTGTCGCGCTCGGGCTTGGATACGGCGCGGCCAATGCGATAGCAGGACTCCAACGATGCCGGGAGCGGCTTCTCGTTGCCGTAGAGCCAATCCAGAAGTAGGTCGTATGCACCCTGCTGGCCTTGCGACAGGTGGCCGCAAGCCTTCGCCATATCGCCAAGGTGGCGCTTGTAGAAGTTCACTCGGCATCTCCTGGCGCTACCGGGGCCGCCATACGCGCCACCATTTCGACGTAGGCCGATTCCAGCCGGTCGTATTGCTCGACGGGCGGGACGGGTTCTGGCTCGGCCTTCATGCCAGCTCCCGCATATCGCGCAGGGACGGCATCAGGGCTTCGATAACCGACCAGTCGCCGGCTTCGTGGGGAGGGGTCAGCGGGGCCAAGTCTCGCGGCTCAGCGCCAATCATTCGGCCAAACGGGAAAAGATGGCCGTAGCCGTCAACGTCAATGCCATAGACCAACGGGCCAGTAGCCGATTCGTGCAGGCCCTTAATGACCGTCGCCTGCGCCAGCCCAAAAAACGGGTTTTCAACCGTCACCCGCACCCTTTGCCCAACGTAGAAATTAGCCATTACGCGGCCCTCGGAAATAGGCCACGGTAGTCTGTGGCCGTTGTGGGAAGGAAGTCAAGTGGCGGATTATTCCGATTCCACTACGTCGAAAATGTCCGACTGTTCTATGTTCTTGTGACCGTCCGTGGCAGCCGCTTCTAGGTTCCGCGCCGCCTGCCGGTAGTAGCTCGGCTTGAGTTCCGCACCGATGCCGCGACGGCCCAGGGTAACCGCCGAATAGACCTCGGAGCCCACGCCCATGAACGGGGTCAGCACGTTCTCGCCGGGGTTGCTGCGCATCTGGATAACGCGGTCGATCACGTCCAGCTGCAACGGGTGGACGTGCTTTTCGTCATCCTCGTCTTTGCTGGCTTCGTAGGGCAGCACGCGGCCCAAGCGAATGTCATCCCAAATTGAGGAAGCATAGCGACGCCATATCCAGTGACTGAACCTGTTTTGCTTCTGGTCGCCAACATAGCCACGCAGCGCGCGCACATCGCTCGGCATCTTGGAGTCGTCGCCAGCATAGGACAGGAAGCCCACAGGGTTGGCCACAGGGACCGGATTCGTGCCGCGCTTGCGGAACACGATCAAGTAATCGGCGGACGCCACGCCGCACTGTACGGAGTCCTCTACGGCGGTCATATGCGCCAGGTTCTTCTGCATCGTGCGGCGACGGACGCCAAGCGGCTCTTTCCATATCGAGTGACGGGCGATGAAGTCGAAGCCCATCCGGTCATGCAGGCGGATGATGTCGCCGGGGAAGTCGGTATAGCTGGCAAACTGGCAATTGCCGTTCGGAACGTCCATGCAATGCACGGCGGTGCAGCGGCCCGGCATCGTCAGCCTTTCCAGTTCGCGCACAACGTACTCGTAATGCTCGAAGAATTCGGCATAGTCCGCACAGTTGGACAGGTCGCGCTCGTCGCTGCTGTAGTTGTACAAGCCACCGAACGGCGGCGAGTAGACCGATAGATGGATGGATTCATCCGGCAAGTTTTTCATCACTTCGATACAGTCGCCATTGAATATGGCGTACTTCGTGGTTACCGTCTGGTCTGTTACAGCCATGCGATTTTCTCCATTGTTTTGTCAGCCGTCCGCGACATGCGGACTCCCATTGCATTGTTCATTTCGGCGACTAGATTGCCAAACATTACTTCGGCCTGTACGGCCTTGCGCTTGCGGTTTTCCATGACCTTCGCTTCGCCTTCCGTGTGCACTGTGTCAACGACAACAGGCCGCGTCTGCCCGAACCTCCAGCAGCGGCGGACGCCCTGATACCACTGCTCGTAGCTGTGTGACGGAAAATCAACAACGTGCGCGCAGTGCTGGAAGTTCAGGCCCATCGCGCCGATCTTCGGCTTGGTCACCAGCACCCGGATTTTGCCATCGGCAAAGTCCATGAACCGCTGTTCTTTTGTTTCGTCCTTGTGGTGCCCTGCCACCTGTACCGCGCCGGGGATGATCTTTTCCAGCAGGTCGGCTTCCTCGTTTAACTGGCACCAGACAAGTGCCGGCTGTCCGGTGTCCACTAGCTGCGCGACCTTTTCGCAACGCTCGCGCACGGTGCGCTTTTTTTCCTCGCGCTGCTCTGGCAAGGACGCGGCAGGCAATGCGAACAACATGCCGGGAGCCATCGTGTTCGCCTGCACCAGATGATCGCGCTCGATAAGCGGCGGCAGCACAAAGCGGCCATCGTCAAAGCCAAGGTCGGAAGGCTTGCGCAACGCCCGCGCCCAAGAACACACCCAGCGCCAGAACGGCAGTTCGGCGTGGCCCTTGAATCGCCACTTAGGAGCCTCGCCATAATGCCGGCGCGTGGCCGAATTGTTAAGGTCATTCTTGAAGAACCGATTGAGCATGTCCATGTAGCCCATGTATCCCAAGGCTTCCGATGACGTGCCCAGTTCGATGTAATCGTTAGGTGCTGCTGTGGCCGTGGCCAGCAGGCGATATGGAACCTTGCGCATGAACGTGGTTATTTCCGCCTTGCGCGAACCGTCAAACGATTTCAGGATGCTGGATTCATCGCAGACAACGCCGGCAAAGTCGTTCGGGTCGAAATGCTGCAACCGCTCGTAGTTGGCGATTACCAGTTTTCCGGTCGCCGGCAATTCTCCGTTTGCCGAACGCCATGCTTCGATGCCAAACTTTTCAGCCTCGCGCAACGTCTGACCGGCAACCGCTAAAGGCGTCAGCACCAGAACACGGCGGTTTGTATGCTCGACTACGTTCTGCGCCCACGTTAAAAACTGAGCGGTTTTGCCCATGCCGCAATCTTCAAACAATGCAGCGCGGCCTTTGTTGACGGCGTATTCGACCATAGACTGCTGAAAGTCGAATAACTGCGATGGCATGAAGGTTGGCGTAAATCCATGTTTGGCCCCTTCGTGCGTTTTGCGGGTGATAAATGCGCTGTAATTCATGCGTAGAGCCTCCGAACGAATCGCCCGCCAGCATCGCGGCGCTGGGCCATCGTGTTTTTGGGGATATAAGCCGCGCGCTGGCGTGATGCAGAACGGGCGCGCTCGCAATCCTTGCATGCATGGTGCAAGCCATCGCGGGAACGCCCGCGCCGGTCTATGTAAAAATGTGCGTCCCTTTTCCAGTCACCGCATATTGAGCATGATTTCATGCCTTACCCTCACGTTTCGCCATCTGCCGCACACGTTCGCGGCTGATGCCCATAATATCGCCGACCTGTTGCAGCGTCAGCCCCGTTTTGCGCAGCTCGTAAGCCTTTATTCTGCGGGCCTTGCAAGCTGCTAGATATTGCGCGTGTTCTTTTTTCATGGCCCCAGAATACACGAACAAAAATATTTTGCAACGGGGTATTGACGGCAGGTCGAATCCATGAAAGTATGTGCCATGCCCACAAGGCAACGAACGCCGATATGTTTCGGCAAACCGATTGGGAGGGGTTATGGCAGTCAAGAAGGCCGCGAAGAAAAAGACCGCAACAGTCGCAGCAGCGGAATCCGCGCCCGTTGTCATCGCTTACAAAGGATTTGACAGCGCGCTGAAATGCCGAGGCTTCCAGTACGAAGTCGGCAAGACCTATACGCACGATGGCGAAGTGCAGGCTTGCCAAAGCGGCTTCCATTCCTGCGAAAACCCGCTGGACGTTCTGAAATATTACCCGCTCAATGGGTCGCGCTTTGCGCTCGTTGAGTTGTCCGGCGAGCTTTCGCGCCACGGCGACGACAGCAAGATAGCAAGCGGCAAAATTACTGTTCGCGCTGAACTGAAAATTCCTGAGCTTGTGGCCGCTACCGTCGCATGGGTTGCGGGACTGGTTGCTTCATCCAAGACCGTCACCGCGACGACTGGCGGGTATGCCCATGCCGCGACGACTGGCGGGTCTGCCCATGCCGCGACGACTGGCGGGTATGCCCATGCCGCGACGACTGGCGGGTCTGCCCATGCCGCGACGACTGGCGGGTATGCCCATGCCGCGACGACTGGCGGGTCTGCCCCCGCCGCCACGCATCGCCGGGTAGCCCAATGC